CGCCAAGGGCTCCGGCAATGGCTGACAAGGAAAGACTGATCGACCGGGTGCGGTCGGCGGCCCCGCCGCCGGCCCCAGCCGCCGACGCCGAGCAAGTCACGAAGCGCCAAGACGGCGACGTGCTCGAGGCCAGGTCTACGTCGCGGACGATCCGCACGGTTGAGGATTTGCTGCGACACATTGAAGCGGACCTCGACCGCTACGAGGTCGCGGCCAGTGAGGCGACCAAGTGGGAGAGTGCCAGCGTCGATCGAAATACCGGGCAGCCGGTGGTGACCGAGTTGTTCCGGGTGTTCGTGCGGCTCAAGCCGCGGGGCGGGCCGGGGATTCGCGAGTGCGTCGAAGCGATGATCGCCGCGGCGTCCGATAGCCTTCGTGTCCGCGGTTCGCGAATCGCGAACAAGCCTTCCCGCAAAGGGACTTGGGCCGTGCTGGTCGTGGCCGATACGCATTTCGGCAAATACTGCTGGGAAAAGACAACCGGCGAAGCCGACTACGACCTCGACATCGCCGCGAAGCTGGTGGACGAGTCTGCCGGCGAGTTGCTGGCTATCGCTGACACCTACAAACCCGGCCGCATGACGGTCGGGATGCTTGGCGATCTCTTCCACTATGACCGTCCGGACGGCAGCACCACCAGCGGCACACCGCTGGAGCGTGACGGCCGGCTGCAGAAGATGATCGAAGTCGGCACCGACTCGCTCATCGGTGTCATCGACAACGCGGCCGGCGTCGCACTGGCGGACGTTGTGGTGGTCAACGGGAACCATGATGAGACTTTGACGTGGGCACTGCATCGGCTCCTCGTTGAACGCTACCAGGCACGCGGGTGGGTGACGATCGACGAGAAGTTCACGCCGCGGAAGTACCTCGATCACGGTCGCAACCTCCTCGGGTTTGTTCACGGGCACCGGGCGAAGCGGAAGCTCCCGCAGCTCATGGCGATCGAGGCCGCGAAGGCGTGGGCACGCTGCCCGTACCGCGAGATCCATACCGGGCACCTCCACCACCAGGCCGCGGAGTGGTCGCGTCCGATTGAGACCCTCGATGGTGTGCTGGTTCGCGTTGCCCCGTCCCTCGGGCCGGCGGACGACTATCACGCGGTCAACGGCTGGCTGGGCCAACGGCGGGCGATGGAGTTGTTCATCTACGACGAAGCCGGAGGGCTAGTCGCCATGCACGTCGCCGGTCCCCGGCTGGAGGTGCCGTCGTGAGCGAACCCCTAACAGACGAATACATCGCGACGGTCGTGCGTGACGCCCGTCGGTACCAATCGCAGTGGACCGGAACAGCGGGCACGTTGGCGGCCCACTGCATGAGACTCGTACGAGAAAGGGAACGGATGCTGGAGGCAACAAGGTCGAGCGGCGTGGCGGACGGTGCGGCGAGTGCGGCGGCGATCTCCGCGGCGTGGGAGAAATACAAGCGGGACCAGACAGCACCGGACGGCGAGCCGATCACCAGGCGGGTTTACGGTGCCAGCGGCGATCGGCCGGAGCCGGATCAGACTCCCGCCGAGCAGTTGTGCTCGAGGACCGCCGAAGTCATCCGCGACCGTCGGCCGAAGTACGGCGGGCCGAAACATCACTTCGCCAGGACCATAGGCATGGTGAACGCGGCGTTCGCCGAGGTGCTCAAGCGACCGCTGACCGAAGCGGATTGGGCCACGATCATGATCTTGGACAAGATCGCCAGATTCCGGGGTCCAGGTTCAACCATCGACGGCCCGGTCGACATCGCCGGATATGCCGCTTGCTTGTATGAGGTCATGGACCGAGAGGGCCAGTGAACACCCGTACAATGGTGGTAGAGGGCACTGCATGACCGACTCGTTGTTTCGATCGACCGCCAGGGGCCGCGAGCCGCTGGCGTCGGCCAGCGATGCCGGCGAGCACGTCCATTACGAGCCATCGCGGCGTGTCGGGATCGGGGCGATCACGAGTCGGAAGCCATCGGGCCGCACGCCACTGACGTTTTTTGAGTTTCTCGCCATCCGGGCTGGGCTGACGCTCGCCGAAGCCAAACGACTTCACGCAGAAGGGAAGATCCACTGATGGCAAACACCCTCTCGGTTTCTGGAAACACTCGGCTGGCGTGGACTCTGTCCGAAAGCCAGGGCGTTGGGTCGGTGTCGAGGTCGGTCGAGCAGCGGTCGTCTCGGTCGATCGCCAATGGCACGGGGCCGAATCAGGCAAACGTGGCGATCACCGACACGGTGAGCGTGACCGGAACGAGTACGACGAACGTCGATCTCGCCGAATACATCGACAGCTCGTTTGGGTACAACGGCTATCTGGTTTTCAGCGTTCTCAAGGAGGTCGTGGTCAACGTCACTACTGGGCCTAGTGGTGGGAATCTCACCGTGGGCATCCCGACCGGCGCTACCGGTGTCCGTATGAATGTCGGTTCGCAGATGCACATTGCCGATTACATCGCTGGCTATCCGGTCGGTGCGTCTTTTTCTGGCATCACCCTCAAGTCGAACGTCACGGGCACCTACTCCGTCAGTCTGACGGCGGTGGGCGTCGGCACATTCCTAAACTTCTACTAACGATCATGGCAAACACACTTTCGGTCGCTGGGGCAACTCGCGTCGCTTGGTCGCTGGCTGACGACGGCGGTTCGTCTAAGTCGGACACGCAATCGTCTAGCCGGTCGATCACAACCGGCACTGGGCCAAACCAAGCCAACGTCGCGTGGTCGGAGACTTTCGCGACCACCGGGATAGGAAGCGTAACGTGGGGCACGCTGAGTCTCCCGGTTTCGGCGTTCGGCCCTACTGGGTCCGCACAAGTCACGACCCTCAAGGAAGTGCTGGTTACCGTCTCGACCGGGCCGACTGGAGGGTACGTCCAGTTCGGGGCACCTACCGGAATGACTGGTGTGCGAATCAACGTCGGCGGGCAGTTTCATTTTGCCGACTACCTCTCCGGCATTTCGACCGCCACCGGGTCGTTTTCGGTCGCCAATGGCATCACTGGAACCTATGCCGGTCAGATCACCGTAGTCGGGAACGGCACATACGCATAGCCATGATCGCAGAAGCACCGGCCGCGGCTGCGGCCAACACCCCCGGCGGCGTTCTCGTGAAACTTCATGCGTTCGTTGAGTCCGCGAAGTCTGCCGCTGCTGACGGGCTGACATGGTCGGAGTTTGGCGAGCTGCTCGTCGCGTTCCTGCGAATGGCCGTCTCCCTCTATGACGACGTGGTCGGCATGACGGGCGAGGAGAAGAAGGCCGCGGTGCTCGACGGCGTGGCCGCTCTCTTCGACGCGGTGGCCGACCGCTGCGTGCCGCTGGTGCTCTGGCCGCTATGGGGGCTAGTTCGCGGGCCTGTCCGGCTCCTGGTTCTCGCTCTGGCGGCCGGGGCGGTCGAGCAAATCCTGCCACTCGTGAGGCTTGCATGATTCCTACGCTTCTCATTCTCGCCGCGGTGGCAGCCTGGGGCTGGCCTCACCTCCAGCCATTCGCCGAGAAGGCCAAGGCCGCCGCCGCCAATCTCACGCCCCGCCACTACGCCGGCATCGCCCTGGTGGCCGCAGCCGTCGCGTATGGTCTCGGGCCGTCGGCTGCCCCCGCCCCCGGCCCGACGCCGGCCCCCGACGCCGGCCCGCTGTCGCTGGCCGGCTTGTTCGCCGGAGAGACAGCCAGTGAGGACGCGGCACTCATCGGTGCCATGTGTTCGGAGCTGGCAGACGAGATCGAGTTTTCGTCCGGACACCCCGACGGCTACCTGTCCACCGGCATCGCCGTGGACGAGCTGCGGAAACGGACGAGGATCCTGCGATGCCGGGGTATTTCGATTGGCGACCGGCAGCCGGCAGCACGGGACGCGATCGCCAAGTACCTCGAAGACGCCGTGGGCACCGACGGCGGGCCGCTGACGCCAGAGCAGCGGACGGCGTGGGTTGTGGCTTATCGCGATCTCGGGAGGGCCGCTAGTGACGCAGCCAAGTGATAGCGGTCGGTGGACGTTCTCTGCTCTCGCGTTCGTGTGCGTGTGTGCCGTGCTCTACACGATCACGTCTCGCTACGTCGGCCGGTTGGCCGACCGGCTGGAGGGCAACTACGGTTACGTCCGCGACCAGGAAGGCACCCGTGAGTTCCTTCGCGAGTTGGATCAACCGCTATTCCGCCAGGCCGGGGCCGAGGTCATCGCCGGAGCCAAGGGGAAGGACGCTTACCTCTATCGGTTTGCCGACCGATGCCACCGGCAGAAGTACGGCAAGCCGTTCGGGCCGTGGAACCAGGGCAGTGCCGGGACGTGCGTGTCGTTCGGCTGGGCTATGGGTTCGTACATCGGCCAGTGTGTCGATCACGTCGCTGGCGGGTTGGCTGAATGCCCGCTGATCGTGGCGACCGAGCCAATCTATGGGGGCTCGAGGACCGCCGGCCGGATGCCGCCGGTCACCAATGCCGGGTTCTCCGACGGCTCCTACGGCGGTGCTGCGGCCCGCTGGGTGTCTGGACGGTGTAAGGACCAGACAATCGGCGGGATCCTCTATCGCCAGGTCTACGGCGACATCGACCTCACGACCTACTCAATCGACCGCTCCCGGCAGTGGGGTGCATACGGAGTGCCGTCGTCGCTCGCGAAGCTGGCCCGCGATCACACTGCCCGTGCCGTTGCTCTCTGCGAGGATTGGGAGTCGCTGACGGCGGCGCTCGAGTCCGGCATGTGCGTGCCGATCTGTTCCAACGTCGGATTCGCGTCCGGCGATCGTGATGCAGATGGATTCTGCAAAAGGGCTTCGACCTGGAATCATTGCATGGTGGCGTGCTCTTTGAAGTACGCGAAGAACAACGGGCCAGGTTCCGCAACCCCGATGAAGAATCCACGCGACGGGATCCTCATCTTGAATAGCTGGGGCTCGTATGTCGGTGGCGGCAAGCATCCATCCGATCAGCCGGATGGCTCGTTTTGGATTTCCCGCCAGGACGCGGAAGCCATCCTCGCCCAAGGCGATTCCTTCGTCATCGGTTCGGTCGACGGATTCAAGTACCGCGACCTCGATCACGCCGGCTGGCTGCAGCCGGCCCCGGCCCCCTCCCCCACCGACGCGGCGAAGTCGCCGGCAGTCAATCACTACCTCGCGTTGTAGGGTTCGCCATGTCGAAACGATCTATCGTCCTCGCGTGTCTCGGATGTCTCGTAGCCGGTTATCTGGCCGCCAGTGTGCCGGGGTTCGACCCGGTGAATCCATTCAACCCGCGGCCGCAGCGGCCGTTCATCCAGTTCGTTTCGCGGCTGGCGAAAATGGGGTTGTGGATGACGGTGTTCGCCGAGCCGGCACCGCGACCGGTCGAGCAGCAATACGCGGCGATTCATAACGGCGACCGATCACTCGTTTGTCACGCGGAGGGATGGTGATGTTTTCGATCATCGTATGGCTCGTGTTCGGTTTCATCGCCGGCTCAATCGCCGAATGGTTGTGGCCTCCGGCAAGGCCGACAAGCCGGTGGCAGACGATCGCCGTCGGCGTTGCCGGATCCGTGGCCGGCGGTCTGGCCGGTTCTCTCGTGAGCGGTGACCACTACCGGCCGGCTGGCCTGGTGCTGTCGGTCGTCGGTGCGGTCGCGTGTATGGCGATCTGGAGGAAACTCGACGAGGTGAAGCCGTGAGCATCCTCTGGCGGTGGGTTATTTCGATACTCGTTTGGCTATCTGCCGATCACCAGCGGATCGCGACCGAGCCCGCGAGGGCTGCGGCTGCAGTGTCGGCCGCCAGGGCGTCGATCATCGAGGAGCTGGCGGCGAAGCCGCCGGCCCCGGTGCCGGTGAAGTCGGGCACGACGTGCGTCTCCGGAACGTGCCCTCCCCGGCGGTGACGACGTGAACGAAGCGATCGCCCAACTACAAGCGCACGTCCGCTACCGGTTGGGGTCGCGTGTCACCTACGCCGAAGTCTGGCGGGTGGACCAGCTCACCAGGCTGGCGATTCGGCACTGGCCGCACAATCACCTAGAGGACGCCGAAGCCGGGGGCGGGCGGCATCATGCGTCGGTCGGCCATGCCCTCACGCTGATGCGTAGCCAGGTCCGCGAGCAGTGGGAAGCCCGACACGGGTCCGGACCGCTTTGGGACGTGGTTCTCGGGGGCACGACCTCGGCTATCGGGGTGGTGCTACTCGATCTGTGGTGGCCGTCGAGGCCGTGGCGGTCGATCCTGCGGGCGATGGGGCGATCACTGGCCGACGATCGCCAGGACGGCGTCGATCGCGTCGTGGACCGCACGGGCGAGGCGGGAGTCGGTCCCTAGTTCTTGGCCGATGCGGACTAGCAGCAGGCCGCGGATGGCGGCGGTCCAGGTGGGGCGGGTCATCCGATTACCTCCGCTGCTAAGAGCTGGGCGGGAAAGTGGGCGATTCCCACTTCCGCCGGGCTGGTTGTCCATTCATATGTTACGCCGGTCGGGTGTATCGACGGCGGGAGCACCGATTGGGCGGCCCGACCGCCAATCCGTATTTCGATAGCACCGAGTTTCACGACGGCCGTCGGCGGCATCCACGGTTCCCAACGGAATAGTCGGTGCTCCCCGCGGGCCGACCTCCAGGTCGGCGTGTGAAGGTCGGTTATCCCGTAGGCGGCAAGCTCTTCGAGCCCGTCCGGTGAGTCGTATTCCACGTCGACGACTCCGGACGGCTCGCCGAGAAGGATGCCCACGTTGGAGCCGGAGCGTATCCACGCGGCCACGTCGGCCGGGTTGTCCGTGCTACGGGTTTGCCAAGCCGAGCCGAGCGGGCGTTTCTCCCGGCGGGCGACGCGGATGAATCGGCAACCGGCGGCGGCGAGGGCGATGATGTCGGGGGTCATGCGGCACCTCCGTCGATCATGGTGAACGTGCGGGCCATGGGGATTCCGGCGGCACTGGTTATCCGGCGGACCTCCTCGCGGATCGTCTCGCACCGCTGCTCCACCTCGGGGGCACCGATGTCGTAGTAGGTGTCGAGGATGGCAAACTCCTCCGGCATCTCACGCCCCCCGGCGATCGCGTGGACGATCGGCTGGGTGAGTGGGTCGCAACCGCGGAAGGCGTGGCGGGTGGCTAGGGTTCGGTATCGGGCGATCGGGGTCATGGGTTCTCTCCTGGTTGTGCGGCCGGGGCCGCGGGTTGTGGTGTCTGACTATTTGTATCCAATCGGCAACAACTAAACAAGGGATAAAGAAAAGTTTTTCTGGCGTGGGCTAGTGGGCGTGGTTTCCGCCGCGTGGTCGTCCGCGTCCGGCGGTTGTCTCGGCGAACGATTCAACCGCCGACCGTAGGGCGAACCATTGGTTGTCGATCTGGATTCCGGAGACGTGTCCGTTCTGGACTAGCTTCCTCATCCATAGCCGCGACACGTTCGCCAGTTTGGCGGCGGTGCCGATGGTGACGTATTTGTCCGGGTCGATCTTGGGTGCCATGGTGAACATTGTTGCCGGTCGGCTCCAACTGTCAAGCGATCGCGGCACCGCTGGCCGGCGTGGCGTCCAGCTTGCCGGCCGTGTCGAGCACCCACCAACGGAATCCGGTCTCGGCGTCTAGCCGTCGTCCCTCGAGGATCGCGGCCTGGTGGGTTTGGTGGTTGAGCTGGCCGCCGGCGTCGATCGCGGCGATGTATGCGGCGAGGGTCCAGCGGTTTCGCTGGTGGTCGTCGGCCGCGAACGTCAAGGAATAGGGGGCTAGGTGAAAGCGGCTGGGGGGCATGGTTGTGGCTCTTGGTTGTGGTTGTGGTTATGGGGCTGGTTGTGGTCAGTCGATGATCCGGTCGGGGTGGCCGCCGTCGGCCAGAATCAACTCGGCCGCGGCACGGTAGATACACTGCGGCCGGCCGAACCGGTCGCGGTCGTAAACAAATCCGCCTCCCTCTCCGTCGATGCCGATTCCGACGATGACGTGGGCGCTCCGGCCGTCGGCGGACGGGATCACGGTGCCGATCGGCCGGCCGTGGAGCCGGACGGCGAGGGTTCCGTCCGGTTCGTGGGGGAAGTTGTAGAGTCGTGCGAAGTCGATCATGGCGTGGGCTCCTTGGTTGTGGTTGTGGTTGTGGTTGTCGATCACCAGCCATATACGTCGCCGCATGGGTAGACCTCGGCGATCAGCACGCCGTCGAACGCTTCGTATTCGGCGGTGTGCGTGTAGTCGTTGTCGACGACTCGCACGGCACGCGAGTCGTAGGCGCTATCCATTTCGATTACGGCCATCGTGCGGCCGGTCTCGCGGGCGATGCGTCGAGCCTTGGCGATTGCTTGGGGGGCGTAGAGCGGGGCGGATGGCATGGGCTGGTTCTCCTGGTTGTGGTTGTGGGTCTCGGTTGCCGGCGATCGCCGGGCCGGCCCGGTTCCAGCCGTCCCCGGTGGGGCGGCGGTGGCCGGGGCGGCCGGGTCAGTCGTCAAGCCCTTCGCATAGGCTCCAAGCGGCCGCGGCTGCAGCGGCTGCTATCTCGTTGGTTGTGGGGCGGCGGCGTTTGCTGCCGCGGGCCCGTCGGGCCAGCTCATCGGCACAGTAGTTGATTTCGTCCAGGTAATAGCCGTAGTTCGGCTGGTCGGGCCATGCGGCGAGGACTGCTTGGCAATCGGCGATGACGAACAGAAGTTCGGCGTCCGATCGCGTGCGGCACAGTTTGGGATAGGCGGCGTGGTCGATCTGCTTGGTGGGGCATCCGTAAAGGTTGTCGGTGGTTGTGGCGTTCATGGGATCTGCTCCTGGTGGTGGTTGTGGTCGGTCGAGTGTCGGCCGGCCCGTCTCCCCTGCCCCGGGGGCGGGCAGGGGGTGAGGGCAGGTCGTCACTCTGCGGCGATCGGCTCCAGGTCGTCGGCCGTCTCTTCGGTACGGTTGGCTCCGCCCGGCTGGAGCGAGTGGAGATATTCCGCCGATCGGCTGGCGTGACTGGCGGCGGTGAAAATGGCACGCTTGTCGGCCTTCAACACGCGGAGCCACGATGCCAGATAGCTGGCGTGGTCTTCGCGTGGTTGTGGCTCGTAGCCGAGATCGGCGGCGAGGAAGGCGGCCGCGAGTTCGGCTACCAGCTCCTCCGCGGCATACTTGTCATCGCCGAATCGCCCGGAGAAGTCACGAGCGAGCCGGGCGCCGTGGCCTGTCCAGTGGGCCAGCTCGTGGCACAGTGTGCCGGCGTGCGATTCCGGGTTGTCGAACGTGCCGGCCGGCGGCATCTGGACGTAGTCGGCCGACGGGTTGTAGTACGCTCGGCTCCCGCCCTCGCGGATGTCTGCTCCCGTGTTGGTGGCAAACTCGAGCACCGCGGGCAGGGGGTCGCCGGCCGTGGCCGACGGTTCGGCAATCTGCATGTAGTGGGCGGGCAGGTCGTCACACTGGCAAGCGTTGAAAACGGTATAGGTTTTCAGGAACGGTATCGACCGCTCGGCGGTCGTGCCGTCGGCCTTCTCTTCGGTTTTCCGGAACGTTGAAGCGTAGACAACGGTTGTCCCCTTCTCACCCTTCCGAACGTGTCCGCCGATCTCGCGGGCCTGGTTGTAGGTGAGCCAGTAGGGGGAGACGTGGCCGGCCGATTCAGCCGCGATCCAGAGCATGAGCACGTTAACCCCCTGGTATGGTTTTCCATTGTGGCGCAGCGGTCGGGAGACCGGCCCGGCAACGTGGCCGGCCTTCCAAGGCTGGTGCCACGGTGCCACGGTGCCAGATTCGAGACGCGACACGATCGCGTCGGTGACTTCCTGGTAAACGTCGCGGCGGGTTGTGGTTGTGGTTGTGGCATTCATCGTCGTTTCTCCGTTCAAGTGTTCCGGCCGATTGAATCCCGCGGCCGGGTCGGGTTGTGTTGTTGGTTGTGTCCGATGGGACACAATGAGTCAAAAGGGGGAGCATTCAAGGTGAGCACGCAACCGCGGCCGACCGGCCGTCGGATGACGGGAGAAGAAAGCAACGTCGGCCGCTGCTACTTGCCAGTTTCGGCCGACCTTACGGCCGCGGACCTTGCCGGCCTTCACTAGTTGTCGGAGCCATTGTTCTGTGATGTCGGCCGCGGCCGCGGCCGCGACTAGACCCGTCCATGTCGTCTGGCATTCTTCGGCGGGCTGGTTGAGGCCAGAAAGCCGCTCGATTACCTCGGCCATGACTTCATCGGCTGGCCGCATGGTTCGGCTGGTTGTGGCTAGTTCGTCAAATAGTTCATCAGCGGTCATCCCGCGACCAGCGGCGGTAACGTCCAGCCCGCGAATGTAGGTAGCGTCGCCGCCGCTGAAGGCCGCACGATGGCGACCGCGAAAGCGGCCAGCGTGGTTGTCGCCGCTCAGTTGTTCCAACGCTTCGCGTCGGAATGATCCGATACGCTCCAACTCTTCGGCTTCAATCGCACGGGTTTCCCGATACGCTGCCAAAACGTCGGGCCATTGAAGGCCAGCGGCGGCAGCGGCGGATTTGTGTTCGGCGGTGTTCATTCGGTCACCTCTCCCTCATCGGAGCAAATCACTCCAGCCTTGCGGGCCATTTCGATTGCATCATCGTCGGTCACGGCCCATCGTCGGCCGCTGCCATACGATCCATAGGCGTCGGCCACGACGTACAGACGGCCGTTGGTAAGTTGGAGGCACCACAGTTGATTGACGCCAATAGTCGCCGCAAGCCGCTTCGCGTTGGCGGTGTTGGTCATGGTCGCGGGCATCGTTCGTCTCCTAGTTGGTCGCGGGTTTCCTGCCCGCTGTGATGATAGTATCCCATCGGCAACATGGCGTCAAGTGCTCCACCAAAAAAACTTTTTTTGCTTGAACGTCGGGCAATCGCAAAGAGTTGTTGCCGACCGGACACTTAGGAAATGAGAATCCGACCATCGACCATCGACCATCGACCATCGACCATCGACCATCGACCATCGACCATCGACCATCGACCATCGACCATCGACCATCGACCATCGACGAGCGGTGAGCGGTGAGCGGTGAGCGGTCGTGAGCATGGTCGGCTATCGAAATACCATCGCGGTCGCGGCGGTCGGCTATCGAAATACTCGCGGGCGGGGTTGTGGGTCTATCGAAATACTCGCCGCGAGTGTACGGACGTGCACCATAGTGCACGGCCGTACACGGGTCCTTCCAGCCCGCGGCACGCGGGCTGC